GGTGTCCCACTTACGGCGTCCCGGCGGGGACTTAGGCCACGAAGGTGGAGCTAAGGTCTCACTGTCACAGCTGCGTGGATCACATGCCTTGGCACAACTTGCTGATGCTTGTGTCGCCATGGAAGTAGATGCTGATGAGCCTACGAGTGGCAGACGCAATCTAGTGGTTCTCAAGAACCGTCACACAGGAGAGGTCGGTCCAGCCGATCAACTCCAGTATAACCGCGAGAGCGGGAGACTTCGCACAGTCTACGATGATGTGCCCTTCTAACGGCAGAAGCTAAATCCCAATCCGCACTAAAGTTTTTGCTAGTTGGGTTTTTGACAGCCTTTCCACACACAACTGAACACAAAGGAACAACAGCCATGGCTGAACAAACGTCATTCTATTTTGCAGGCACAGAGATGAATGGAACGCATCTTATTGCTTGCAGGCTCTCAGACCTCACGCACTTGGAGCTTCAAGTCTACGCCATTTTATTAGGGGCCAAGCACACTGGCCTCACCAGAGATGAAATCATTGACCGCATGAGTTTCCGCAGTGGTCACTCTGCAATGCAGTACATCCCGCGCCTCGTGAAGCTGGGCCTTGCTGAAGCAGTAGGTAAACGCAAGGCATCCGCAGGCTACGTTCAGACGATTTGGAAGGTGAGAACATGAGTAACAATCTATCAATGAACGCCTACCAAGCTGAAGCCTCCAAGACTGGCATCTATCGCTGGAAAGTCATCTACCCGGCCTTGGGCCTATCCAATGAAGCTGGTGAAGTATTAGGTAAGATCAAGAAGCTCATTAGAGATAAAGACATTACTTTCAATGAGATAGGTGATCTACCGGGTTCTGATAGAGCTGCCATAGCCGATGAGATTGGAGATGTTCTGTGGTACTGCGCCATGCTGGCCAAAGACCTAAACATTAGTCTCAACGAAGTAGCCCAAATGAACCTTGAGAAGCTCGAAAGTAGAGCGGCTCGTGGTAAAATTGGTGGATCGGGTGATGACCGATGAGCAAGTCAATGGGAATGGTGGCAGTTTGGTTTTCAAGTGGTGCAGCAAGTGCAGTCGCTGCTTATAAAACATTGGAGCAATATGGTTCCACACACGAAATACGCATCGTTAATAATCCTGTGGCTGAGGAAGACAGTGATAACATCAGGTTTTTAAATGATGTAGGCGCTTGGCTTGGTGTTAACATAGAAACTGCCAGCAACCCAAAGTACCCCACTAATTCTGCTGTCGATGTTTGGGACAAGCGTAAATATATGGCTGGCGTGTCAGGTGCCCCCTGCACATTAGAACTGAAGAAAAACGCACGGTATATCTGGGAAAAAGAGAACAAACCAGACTTCCATGTTTTAGGTTTTACTTTGGAAGAGCGCAAAAGACACGAGAGGTTTATTCAGACAGAACGGTCTAATGTTTTGCCTGTTTTAATTGATCTCAAGATTACAAAAGCAGATTGCTATCAGATACTTCTTTCTGAAGGAATAAAGCTGCCAAGAGTTTACTCTCAAGGCTACCCAAACGCCAACTGCATTGGCTGTGTAAAAGCTACTTCACCTACATATTGGAACCATGTTCGCAATCAAAACGAAGAAGTCTTCAATCATCGAGCCAGACAGTCTCGGGAGGTTGGGGCCAAGTTAGTTAGACACAAAGGTCAGCGCATTTTTCTTGATGAACTCCCAACAACCGCAAGAGGGAGACCCATGAAGAACATGGACCTTGAATGCGGTATATTCTGTGAGGAGCGCTTTGATGACAAAAAGTAGATGGATAGCAGACATAGAGTCCAACGGACTGTTGGATACCATAAGCAAGGTTTGGTGCATTGTACTTAGGTGCCCAGATACTGATGAAGTCAGATCGTTCAGACCACACAACATAGGAGAAGGCCTCGACCTCTTATCAACAGCCGATGAGGTCATAGGCCACAACTTCGTGTTATACGACTACCCTGCCCTTCAGATCGTGTACCCAGACTTCAAGATCAAAGGTAAAATCACAGACACCTTGATCCTCAGCAAGATGATACATCACGAACTCTTCAACGATGATGCAGAGCGCAACTGGAGTGCTGAGAAGTTCCCTAAGAAGTTTTGGGGACGCCATAGCCTCAAGGCTTGGGGTCTAAGGCTTGGTGACTTTAAAGATGACTATGAGGGCGGCTGGAATGCTTTCAGTGAAGAGATGCTCACCTACTGCATCCAAGACACCCAAGTCACAGCAGCGTTGTACAAGAACCTGTACAAGACCGAGCCTTCAGAGCAAGCAGTCTACCTCGAACACCGCATGGCTTCTATCTGTCATGAGATCGGTCAGAACGGTTGGACCTTTGATGAGAAGGCAGCAGGCGAACTTTACGCAGAGCTGGCACAGAAGCGTCATGTCATCGAAGAAGACCTCAAGGACTTGTTCCCAGCCTGGGAAGTCACAGAGGACTTCTTGCCTAAGCGTGACAACAAGACACTGGGCTACAAGGCTGGTGAGGTGTTCGTCAAAAAGAAGACTGTCTACTTTAACCCCAACTCAAACCCTCACATCCAGCGCTGCCTAGTTGATAAGTACAAGTGGAAGCCCAAGGAGTTTACTCCGAATGGCCAAGCTAAAATTGATGAAAGTGTTCTGGGAAAGCTACCGTACCCAGAAGCCAAGCGGCTTGCTGAATTTAAGCTGATCCAAAAGAGGATTGGGATGTTGGCAGAAGGCAATGGTGCATGGCTCAAAAAGGTGGATGCAGATGGCCGCATTAGGCATCGCATTGATCCTTTAGCTACTACCAGCACGAGAGCGGCGCATTCATCTCCAAATTTGGCTCAAGTGCCCAGCGCACGGTCTCCATATGGCAAAGAGTGCAGAAGTCTCTTTGGTGTGCCAGAGGGCTGGGTGCTCTGTGGTGCTGATTTATCTGGAATCGAATTGAGAGCACTTGCCTCTTATCTGCACCCTTACGATGGCGGTGAGTATGCCAAGCAGATACTCGAAGGTGACATCCACACATACAATCAACAGGCAGCAGGTCTTGCTACTCGAGACCAATCGAAATTGTGGGTCTACGCCACGTTGTATGGTGGGGGTGATCAACTGATCGGAGAGATAGCTGGTGGCGGTAGAGCCAGAGGCAAGCAACTCAAGGATGCCTATGACAAGGCTGTGCCAGCGTTTGCCACACTCAAGAAGAACTTAAAAGCAGCCTATGCCCGTGGGTACATCAAGACCTGTGATGGTCGAAAGCTCAAGATCAGATCAGAGCACAGGTGTCTCTCACAGTTACTACAGAGCTGTGGGAGCCTAGTCAGCAAATGGTGGGTGCTCCTCACCTATGACGAAATCAAGAAACAGCATGGCGACGATGCAGCCATCGTAGGCTGGATTCACGATGAATTGCAGATCGCCTGTAAGAACGAGGCAGTAGCAGAAGATGTCGGTAATATCTCTCGACGAATGGCGCAAGAAGCAGGCCGCACTCTCAACCTTAAAATCCCCATTGCCGCAGAGCATTCCGTGGGACGAACTTGGTTTGAAACCCACTGAAATTGATGAGTACATAGAGAACCTTGTGTCTCTCTACATCGTCCTAGACCGCGCATGGCGCAATCCTTTCACCGTGAAGTCTGACTTCGCTCGTGATGGCGCATTGCACACAGCCATAGCGGCCTCTGAGGGCTTCATCACAACAAAAGTAGATACCGACAGCTGGGGCCGAAGATGGTGCATCACGGAAGTCGGAATGGAAGTAAAGGCAGACATAGATGACGTTCTTAAAGAAATCCTACAGCCAACCCACCCTGCTGATTGACGGAGACCTGTACCTCTACAGAGCGGCCACAAGCGTAGAGGAGGAAACAGACTGGGGTGAAGACATCTGGTCACTATCGACTGACCTGTCAGCAGCCAAGCGGGTGTTTAACAGCATGGTCGATGGCTTCAAGCAGGCACTCAGTGCAGACGATGTAGTCATCACGCTCTCAGGCTCCAAGAACTTCCGCCGGGGAGTAGAGCCAACCTACAAGGCAGCGCGTAAGAAGACACGCAAGCCTGTGGGCTACTCAGCTATGGTCGAGTGGGTCAAAGAGACTTGGGACTATGTGTTAGTCGATGAGTTGGAGGCTGATGATGTCATGGGCATCATGGGGTCAATCCCCAACACCAAGGCCATCATCGTGTCTGATGACAAAGACATGAAGTCCATCCCCGGTAAGCTCTACAGGCCTCAGAGTAACGAGAGGATGACTATTAGCCAAGCTGAGGCTGACAGTTACTTCCTCACACAGACCCTCACTGGAGACCCAACGGATGGTTACTCAGGGTGTCCTACCTTCGGGCCAAAAACAGCAGCAAAGGCGCTGGGCACACACCCGACATGGGATGCTGTGGTCGCCGCCTATCAAAAGCAGAAACTAGATGCCGACTACGCGCTGACCCAAGCGCGGCTTGCTCGAATCCTACGCCACACGGACTGGGATGATGATGCAAAGGCAGTAAAACTATGGGAGCCAACAAGATGACACCAGCACAAGAGTATAAACTTGGTCAAGCAATGCTACAGCATGAGAAGGGCATAGACCGTGCCTACATGAACCACAATTCTGATCTTAGGTGGACCAATGAAGGACTGAAGCCATTCCCCAGACGCCGGGGCAATAGCTTGGCCATTACAAAGGCCATTAGTGAGGTGCCGTATGGAGATGAGTTTGTCCTCGCGCCACTACTTGCGAAGTACAGACACAGCACTGTCCACTTGACTGTAAAAAAGCTGATGGAATGTGGTGGTCTGACACGAACAAGTGGCACCCCAGCCGTGCGAGGCACTCCACATACCTACATCGTTAGTATCCCCAACCGTACAGTAATAGAGGAGATACTGAGCCGTGCCTAAACTTAAACCAGATGACATAATTATAAAGCCTTCCCACTACACTAAATGGTCCATCGAACCGATTACTTATGTCATGTTGAATGGCATGGAGTTTTGGCGGGGTAATGTCATAAAATATGTCTCCCGTGCTGGCGCTAAGACCTACGATGACCAGACCGCAGAACAATCAGAGATCACAGATTTAAAGAAAGCCATCCAATACTGCAAGATGCGTATAAACCAAATTGAGGGAAACGAACTATGAAGAACAGTACTGAGGTATATGGGCCAACCATTGGTATCTCTGAGGAAATTCACCAGATGAAATACAGGTCAGTTGGCGAGAGCTTCAAGGAAGCAATGACCCGTGTCGCTGATGCACTTAAAGACGATGAGAAGCACTTCGAGTCCTTCCGTGACATCCTCTACAACATGGCATTCTTGCCAGCAGGCCGTGTCCAGAGTGCTATGGGTGCCCCTCGCACTGTTACGCCATATAATTGCTTTGTGTCTTCTACGATTGAGGACAGCATGAGCGGCATAATGGATGCAGCAGCAGAGGCGGCACGAACCATGCAGCTTGGTGGCGGTATAGGGTATGACTTCAGCACCCTGCGTCCCCACGGTGCTTTGATTAGGAGCCTTGATAGCCGCTCTAGTGGACCAATGTCTTTCATGGGCATCTTCGATGCTGTGTGTAAGACTATAGCTTCGGCAGGTCACAGGCGCGGCGCTCAGATGGGCGTACTGCGAGTGGACCACCCAGACATTGAGACATTCATTCGAGCCAAGAACAACAGCACTGATCTTACACAGTTCAACATGAGTGTCGCTGTGACTGATGAATTTATGCAGGCAGTTAAGGATGACACAGACTTTGACTTGGTGTTCGAGGGTCAGGTCTATAAGACTGTCAGCGCAGTGGCACTCTGGGATGACATCTTGCGCTCGACATGGGACTGGGCAGAACCCGGCATCCTCTTCATCGACCGTATAAACCAGAAGAACAACCTGCACTATTGTGAGACTATTGCGGCCACCAACCCATGCGGAGAACAGCCGTTGCCACCTAATGGCGCATGTCTCCTTGGTAGCTTCAACCTCGTGAAGTACGTCAAGCACAACGGCATCCAGAGTGGCGACACAGCAACCTTCGACTATGAGAAGCTTAGGTATGACATTCCGCATGTAGTTCGTGCAATGGATAACGTGGTAGATCGCGCCACCTACCCACTCGCAAAGCAAGAGAAGGAAGCCAAAGACAAGCGCCGCATGGGCTTGGGTGTCACTGGACTTGCTAATGCCATTGAGGCGCTGGGCGCTCCGTATGGCTCCCCTGACTTTATGAAGACCATGGAAGAGATCATGCGTACCATTCGTGACGGTTGCTACCGTGCGTCTATTGAGTTGGCGAAAGAGAAGGGCCCATTCCCACTGTATAGCCACAAGCTCTTAGACAGTGACTTTGCACAGACGTTGCCCGGCGACATACGCAATGACATTGGTGAGTATGGCATCCGCAACAGCCACCTCCTCAGCGTAGCACCAACTGGCACAATCAGTCTGAGTGCTGACAATGTGTCCTCTGGTATCGAACCAGTGTTCTCGCACTACTATGACCGCACCATCCAGACCTTTGATGGTCCACGGGAAGAGCGCATTGAGGACTATGGTGTGCGTGAGTTTGGCGTCAAAGGTATGGCAGCAGATGCCCTATCGGTGTTTGACCATGTTCGTGTGCTCAACCTTGCCTCTCAGTATGTCGATAGTGCTTGCAGTAAAACCTGTAATGTCGGGGATGATGTCACTTGGGAACAGTTCAAGCTTGTCTACATGCAAGCCTATGATGGTGGCAGCAGTGGCTGCACCACGTTTAGGTCCAGCGGAAAGCGCTTTGGTATCCTCAATGCCTCTACAAGCGAAGATGCTGCGATAGAGACTGTGGTAGAGCTAAATACGTTTGTGGATGAGAAGGAAGGTGGCGCTTGCTACCACGATCCAGCCACTGGCCTGCGTACCTGTGAGTAACCTAGAGAGGCCCTTCGGGGCCTCTTTGACCAAC